ATCATATGAAACTACTCTACCAAAAGCAGTAGATCCAACTCCAATAGTTTGAGTTATTTGAGTATCAGCGGTAAATGTAACTGAACTATAACCAACTCCTGTCAATTTTAATGCATAAACAGCACTTGCTTTGTCAAGAGTCAAATTTGAATTTGAGTTTGATTGTGGATTTTCCACAACCCCTACCCTTGCAATTTCATTTCCAGTTATAAAATCGGGATTTTCCGTATCATTTTCAATTCTGGAATATAAAAGAACATTATATGCACCAAGTTCTCTGTAAATATCTGCTCCATGACCACCTTGAGGTGGAATAATAACATCAAAAACTGGAGATGATGATCCAGTTGGAACACCTCCACCTGCTAAATCAACAATTCCAAAGGTATATCCAGACCCTCCTTTAGATATTGTTACTGAATCAACCTTTGCATCATTGTTAATTACAACTGTTGCCTCAGCACCGCTTCCATCACCTCTAATTGGAACTCTGGTATATGTTCTATTTGCAGTTCCTAATCCAACTCCCCTATTTGAAATTGTTACAACTTTTATTTGACCGCTAGTTGAAGCATTATTTCTTACAGCAGCGGTAGAGGTGCTAGTTTCCCAATCTTGAGGAACTGGCATATATTCAGTAGAGTCAAATTTTACAATATCACTTGGGTTGATTGTATATAAGTATTTCCAGACATATCCATCGCCGCTTGTTCCTGCAGACCTTGGTTCTAAATCAGTGAATGTTGGTTCGTCTAAGGATGGTCTTCCAGAAGGATTTTCTGGAGTAGTTCCATTTTGGAGACAAATATAAACTCTGTAATCACTATTCATTACATAGTAATTTGCAGAGTATAAATCAACTGAATTAGATGGTTTAGATGTATTAGTTGCACTTATATCATGGCGATACATATCATAAGTGATCCCCGATGTCCAGGTTGTTCTTTTAACAACCTGTCGAACATCATTTTTAGTGATCTTCTTCAGGGCAATCATTGTGTCCCAATAATTGTTCTCCTCATCAAAATTATCTTTTGGTGAGGGGGGAGTTGTGTTCCAATCACTATCATAGTCTGTAGGATTTGGAAGTCCTACAAACGAATAGTAAGAATTACTAGTGGATGCAACTCCCGCAACAAAATTCTTTGCATTAACAATTCGAAGTTGATCAGTTATAATAGCTGCCATTTTACAGACTTTTTTTATCTATTTATTAGGTTATGCAGTATAGTCTTTGAACTTGAGGAAAGCACTTCTATTCACGAGGGTTGAAGTTGAAAGTCCTCCAACACCCCTACTAGTATGATTGCTGAAAGTTGTAGAAACTCCTGCGGACAGGTTAATCTTACCCCAACTATATTCACCAAGGAAAGGTGCTGTTGTTATACCAGAGAATGATTTTGGTGTAGATGATGCAGCACTAACTCTAATCACTTCTGTTGTTGCTGTGCCAACAGTCGAAAGACCAATAGATGTATTAGCAACACTCACCACCGAGAACGAAGAAACTTGATATACATTATCAACAAATTGTGTTCCAACTCCAATGACTTGACTACCATTATCAAAAGATGTTGTTGAAGTCGTAGATGATCCAACATTGGAGTTATAAACAACGAAGTAATCACCAGTTGAAATACCACTGATAGTGAGTGCAGTTCCAGCAATAACAGTGTTTCTTAGATATGAATTAAGAGGAATAAACAAATCAAAGGTCATTTGCTCTGATGGAGATGAAGTTGTTCCAAATCCAACAATAGTTCCAGAATCTCCTGAGAAGGAAGAAACGTCGATTGTCTCTTGCTTCAGAGTTGGTGGTTCAATCAGAACTGCAGGTGGATTCGTTGATGTGTATCCAGTTCCAGGTCCAGTCACAGAGATTGCATCAACAACTCCAGATGATATCGTCGCTGTTGCAGACGCTCTTTCTGTTGTAGCAATTCCGACTGGAGTTTCAATAGTAACAATAGGTGCAGAAGAATAACCAAATCCACCATCAGTGATTGTAATGGATGTTATAGTTCCTGCAGCAGATACAGTTGCAGTTGCAGATGCACCAACCAAAGAGTCTTGAGAAGTTAACTTCACTTTATCTTGGAAAGTGAGAATGCTATTTTCATTTCTAGCATCAAAGAATGGTCTGATGCTATCTACATAAATTGATGTTGAACCAATTCCTGTAGAAGAAATAAGCAATGATGCTGGATAGATTTGAGGTTCATACTTAACTCTATCCTTACCAACTCTAATACCATTAATAAACTTATCCTTTGTTTGTCTGCACCACTTAAGTGGTCTCAGTAAAGTATCATCTGTAGTTATCCCTGGTCCAGAATATGGATTTGTTGTCACGGAATCCGATGTATTGATTCCAGTAATAACTCTAGTATCTTGTAAAAGTCCAATACCTTGTCCAAGTCCAGGATCATTTTGTAATGTTAATTCGTCACCAACTTTAACTGTTTCAATAATATCTTTAAAGATAACATCAGTATCTCCACTACCCTTGTAGAACAAGATTCTTGCAGTGTCTCCTTTTTTAGGTGATTCGGTGAATTCAATAGAACTTCCACCTTCAAAGGTATATGCCTGTCCAGGAACCTGAAGGATATCATTGATGAAGATGAGAAGAGTTGATTTTATATCAATGTTGGATCCGTTTGCTGCGCGAATTGTAATAAATCCACCGTTTAACTTAAGTGGGAATGATTTGGAAGTTCCATCAAATAAGGATTCAAATGAATCTAAAACCTGAAGTTGACCAACTGACCATCCAGAGAAATTGTCATTATAAACTTTATCAACAGTTATTTGGAATTCTTTGAAAGTTTTTGTTGTATCAGTTGGAATACCAATATTTCCACCAGTTTGGATGGTTAGTATTTCACCTTGACCATATCCATATCCAGTGTTTCTTATAGTAAAATCAATTACACTTGATCCTTGTCCAACAACAATATCAACTTTTGCCTGAGTTCCAACTCCAGATACAGAGGAAGAACTATAAATCAGAGAAATATTTGAATATGATAATGGTGAATCAATGACAACAGTTGGTGGATTTGATCTTGTATATCCAACCCCTGGATTTGTAATGGCAACAGATACGATTCTACCGTTACTTACAGATGCAGTTCCGATGAATTCTATATTTGCTGTTCCAGTGCTTGAGGTCTGAACTCCTACATTAACTACAGTCTGTATTCCAATTCTATATCCAGATCCACTGTTTCCAATGCTAATTGATGAAATTGTTCCAGCAGCAGAAACAACTGCTGTTCCTCCAGCAGCAACAAGTGGTTGCAATCCAAATCCTTCAGTTGATGCAACAGAAACTAATACTCCACCAACAGGAACGTTTGATGCATTAATATCATATCCTACAGAAGAGGCTGTTCCTGTAAATCTAACACTGGTTATACCAGAACTTTCTGTCAAAGTATAATCTTGAGTTTCTGCCTGAGTTCCTTGTGGTCCTTGGAATATTCCGTTTATGAGCACAATTGCATTATCTGTAGAGAATCCAGTAACATTTTGTTTGTTGGATGTTAAGGTGAAGGTCTTTGCTATTCCAGTAAATCCATCAGAGATATCATCAAAAACGTAGTTTGCGGAATATGAATCTGTTGTTGTTCCAACAATTCCAGATCTCATGAATGTTCTACCATGGAAAGTAGAATATGTCGTCAAACCAGTATAATCTCTTTGATCTGGTCGATTAGTTATTGATCCAATTGGGGTTGGACCTTGAGGTGCTTCAACAAAGTGAAGTGTATTATTAACAATATTGTAATTACCTTCAATCTTAGTAACAACAGAGTTAGCAGCATGATTTGCGACTACTGTTCCCATCCAAGGTCTCTTGACCAAAATAACATTTGTGCTTCCTATTCCAACACCATCAATTCTCATTATTTCATCATTAACCTTAATCAAGTCTCCACCGAAGAATGAAGTTATTCCAGCATATTTGAGTCTTCTGTCAGCGGAAGATACATCCTCCGCATTTGTTGTTGTTACTGCAGAAGCAACAATGGGTGATTGGATGTAATTGTCAATAGAAATCAATGCTTTTGCATTTTGATTTGTTGCAGTAAAGACGTGAGATGTTCCAATACCAACACTAGTAAGATCAAGTACAACTGGATTTACTTTTAATGCATCTTCAGCTGAAGCTGCCAACTTAATAGTTTTCTCACTAACTTTAACTGCATAAACTGTTGTTGGAAGTTTGTCAGTATTTCCAATACCAGAAATTGAGGTTGTTGCTATTCCAACAGCATTAGCAGTTGAAGAGTCTGATCCAGAATAAGTATAAAGAAGTTTTTCTCCAGTTACAAAGAAGTGCTCTGGCAATTCAATTGTATTTGTTGACGTATTTGCAATAGAAGTATTACTTCCGTCAAAGTCTCTTTGGAAAATATTTCTAGAGTTGTGGGTAAGATTGAATTCTCTCTTAACAGATCTTTCAGTTCCTTCATAGTCACCGAAACCACTAGAAATAAGCGCGTTAGTAAAACTTATCTCTGTATCAGTAATTCCTCTATCAAAACACAACGCCTGTTGGAATACTCTAACATCAACATCAATATCAGCGATTGGAGTAAATGTGAGATCTGTGCCTCCAGTAACTACGTTTGCATCAATCGTTCCAAGAGATGCATCGGTTTCTAAAATACCATATTCTGTGATAGATGCTGTAGATCCGGCAGAAATGACAATCACCTCTGACATTTGATATCTTTGGTTTGTTTTGTCCTCTATGCTTACAATATAATATGCTGCCAAATGATCATCTGGGTATTGTGTTATTGTGGTAACTCCAGGGGATCCAGAAGCTGCAATGGTGGCATATGCGGAACTAAGTCTTCCGTTATTAAGTTGTTGAGTTCCAACTCCTGTTGCTCCAGATATGCTACTAGCAATTGAAACTGCCAAGACATTGATGGTTACACCAACACCAAGAGCTGAATCTGGTTTGAAATCAATTCTTATTTCAGAACCATCATATCTTGGAATATAGGTTCCAAGACCAGGTGTTCCTGTAGGTGTTAAAATTTCATCAGTCAATTGACCATAATCAATAATATCAATTTCAGATCCGTTATGAATCATATTGATTTCATCGAATTCATAATAAGATCCATCTACCCCACCAATCTCAACTATGATCTTTGATGAACGATATGTTGAAGCGATTCCAACAATGGAAGATGCTGCAGTTGCTCCAGATGAGAATGTTGTTTGTGCAGAATCAATCTGTACAACATCTCCAAGGGTCGTACTACCTATTCCTGCCGCCTCTCTTAAATCGTGAGAAACATGTGCAACATTATAATCATTAATGGTGAACTTATTGGGGTAGAACAACAATTGTCCAGTTGTTCCTGTGATGGTAAAATCAAAAGATCCCAAATCAGGATAAGACGCTACTCTACCATATTGATTTAAGTAACCATATGAACCATCATGTAAGAGAGAAACCAATAATGTTTGTCTTTCATGGGTGTATCTCTTATCTCTAACCAAAGTGAAGTATTTTTTGGTTCTAGAATTATCTAAACTAAATTCATCTACGATTGAGAATGGAGTGGTTCTTGGGTCGCTGTTGAATAAGTTGCTAATATCATCAATGAGCAGAACTCTGTTGCCGGTAGATTCAAAATAATCTGTTATAATTCTATTCTTGAATTTAATTTCATCTGAGACGAGGGAAGATCCAACTATCTTTGAATTTTCTGTTGCAAGATCAAAAGTATATACGCAATTTAAATTTCCCTCACCAATAATATCAGCAGTAATGCTGATAGAACTATCATCTGCAAATACAACTCCTCTAGAAACATCTTCCTTGGTTTCTATTACCAAATCAGAGAACTTTAAGAATCCAGAAGTATGGTTTAAGGAACTAACAGAATCCTCCCAAGTTTCAACAGGAACTTTTGATTTTAGTGAATATGAGAATTGTTGATAATAGTTATTATCTGGAATTCTTTGTGTTGTATCATTTAAGAATCCAGCAGTATATCTCCATCCTTTATTTACGGATGCATATGCACCAAGTTTTACATATGATTCAAAGTTGAATTTGGATTTAATAACTCCAATAGTATTGGAATCAACTCCTCTTATTTCTTCATTAAGTTCAAACTCAAATGGGGAGGACAACTTAACAGTTTCAACCTTGTTATTCCAACTTTCAACAAATCCATTTTTATTTGGATCTTGTGTTGATGTTACTTCTTCACCAATATTAAAGTTGTTCTTTCTTAATGAAATATCAAAGTAAGGGAAATCTTTTTCTGCTACAATTCTACCAGAAGAATTTGTTGGATCAAAAGTTCCTGGTGTTTCACTTGCAGACAGATGAGTAGTCAAGTTGTATTTGATTTCACCAACATTTCCGCCAAGAGCGGGATTTACTTCGGTAATCGTAAATAGATCATATCCATAATTTGAAGAGTTATATCCCTTAGATGTTGATCCAACTCCAACACTAACATTTTCGATTAATACTCTATCCCCAACAGCGAATGGGAAAATATCACTAAATCCTGTTGAG